ATTCTTAAAAGAGAATGGTGGCAGCCGTGGACCGAGGATCTTCCAACTTTAAAACATGTAATTCAATCCTATGATACTGCGTTCAGTAAAAAAGAATCTGCCGATTACTCAGCCATTACCACATGGGGAATATTCACGCCTCACGAATCCATGCCTGATGCTATTATGTTAATTGATGCCGTAAAAGGTAAATATGATTTTCCAGAACTAAAGATGGTAGCCCTTGATCAATACAAGTATTGGCAACCAGAAACAATTATAATTGAAGCTAAGGCTAGTGGACAAAGTTTATTACAAGAATTAAGACGAATGGGTATACCAGTTATGGATTACACTCCAGGACGAGGACAGGATAAACACTCACGGGTCAACGCCTGTGCTCCTATATTTGAGTCTAAACAAGTATATTATCCTCGAGACGAACATTGGGCTCAAGAAGTAATTGAGGAATGTGCAGCGTTTCCACATGGAGAACATGACGATTATGTAGACAGCACAACACAAGCTATGTTAAGATATCGACAAGGTTCTTTTGTAACAACTTATGCTGACGAGGATGAGGTTCAAAGTTATAAGGAACGTAAATACGTATATTATTAAAAGGAGACGACATGTCAAAAAAATCAAGAAAACGAAACAAGCTATTACTAGCTGGTGCTGCTTTGTTTGGTGCATCAAAGTTAGGACTTCTTGGTGGTAAGTCTACTGCATCAAACGTTGTAGGAAAAACACCAGAATTTAGAAAATCATTTGTCAAACCAAAAGTAAAAAAAGTAGAATACATCACTAAGAAAGCTAAAGTTATTCCTGGTAAAAAAGTTAATTTTAAAGGTGAAGTAATTTCTAAAGGAAAAAATTTAGGTGTTGGTAATACTAAAACTAAATTTGTAAGCACAAAAGCAACAAACCCTGGAATTTTTCAAGGTGGTAAAAAAATTAGTGGCTTAAATCAGAAAGCTATTAATGTTTTATCTGATGGTAAAATTCAAACAGGTGGTAAAACTTATGCTGATAAAAAAGCTTATTCATCTGCAATGAAAATTAAAAGAGGTGAGAAATCTGGTGGTGTTAAAAATTTTTTAAATAAATTTATACTTGGTGAAAAAACTCAAATGAAAATGGGAAATATGGTAAAAGCTCGTGGTGGCGGAATGGCGAGAAATAAACCAACTAAACTTTATTAATTTTTTACATGGCTGAAATTGACAAAACAATTGAAGAGGAAGTTATAACTCCTGACTCTGAAGAAGTTGATATTGAAGTTGAAGGTGAAGAGCCAACAACAGTAGAAGAAGTAGTATCAGAGACTGAAGCGTTTTATAAAAATATAGCAGAGGACATGTCGGATGATGTTCTTCAAAGAATATCAAATCAACTGTTAGATGATTATAAAAAAGATAGAGTCTCAAGAAAAGATTGGGAAACTTCATACACTAGTAATTTAGATTTACTTGGTATTAAACACACAGAGATGACTAGACCGTTCAAAGGTTCGGCATCCGTGACCCATCCACTATTATCAGAGGCAGTTACACAATTTCAAGCACAAGCCTATAAAGAATTACTCCCGTCTCAAGTACCAGTAAGAACTAGAGTTCTCGGTATGGAAGATAATGAAAAAGTAAATCAAGCACAACGTGTTCAAGATTTTATGAACTACATGATCACAGAGGAGATGGAAGAGTATACTCCAGAGTTTGATCAATTATTATTTTATTTAGCACTAGCGGGATCAGCATTTAAAAAAGTTTATTATGATGAAGTAATGCAAAGAGCTGTATCTAAGTTTATCCCTGCAGAAGATTTAGTGGTTCCCTATTATGCAACCGACTTAATGGAATGTGAAAGAATTACTCATGTCATTAAAATGGGAGAAAATGAGATACTTAAAAAACAAGCAGCAGGATTTTATAGAGACGTAGAACTTAAACCAACATCTAATGGCCCTACAGAAATTGAAAAAAAATATCAAGAGTTAGAAGGTGTAACCCCTTCAACTGATAAACAATATTCGTACCAAGTTCTTGAAATGCATGTAGATTGTAATTTAGAAGAATTTGAAAATACAAATTCAGAAAAAGAAATTAAAGTTCCTTACATCATAAGTATTGATGAAGGCTCTGGAGAAGTTTTATCTATCTATCGTAATTATGATATGACTGATGAGACTAAAAAAAGAAAAGAATATTTTGTACATTTCAAATTTTTACCAGGATTAGGGTTTTATGGTTTTGGTTTAACTCATATGATAGGTGGATTATCTAGGACTGCCACACAATCATTAAGACAATTACTAGATGCAGGTACATTATCTAACTTACCTGCAGGATTTAAGTCTAGAGGTATAAGAATTAGAGATGATGACCAACCATTTCAGCCAGGAGAGTTCAGAGATGTAGACGCACCAGGTGGAAATATCAAAGATCAGTTTCAAATTTTACCATTTAAAGAGCCATCAGCTACATTATACCAGTTAATGGGCTTTGTTGTCCAGGCAGGACAGAAGTTTGCAGCAATAACTAACATGGATACAGGGAATGACATGCAAAATAGAGCTGTTGGTACTACTGTTGCACTCTTGGAACGTGGTTCTAGGGTCATGAGCGCAATACACAAGCGATGTTATTACTCAATGAGAAGAGAATTTAGACTTTTATCAAAAGTTTTTTCAACTTATCTACCACCAATCTACCCATATACAGTTTATGGAGCTGATCAAGCAGTAAAACAGACTGATTTTGACGATAGAGTTGATGTTATTCCAGTTGCTGACCCAAATATTATGAGTATGGCACAAAGAGTGACGTTAGCTAACGAAAATTTAAAGATTGCTATGTCAAATCCTATGATGCACAACTTACGAGAAGCATATCGTAGAGTTTATGAAGCATTAGGCACTCAAGATATAGATCAATTGCTTAGACCAGAAGAAAAACCAATACCAAAAGACCCTGCTACAGAAAATATGGAATCTATAATGCAAAAACCACTCAAAGCGTTTCCAGATCAGGATCATGATGCACATATCTCGGCTCACGTAGCATTTATGCAGACAAGAATGGTGCAAATTAATCCTCAAGTGTATTCAGCTCTGCAAGCACACGTATCAGAGCATGTTTCGTTAAAAGCACAAGGAGAAGTTGGTGCAATGATTCAAGAAGACCCTAATATTCAACAAATGTTACAACAAGATCCACAAGCTGCACAAATTAGAGTAGCTTCTATGATTGCACAACGAGTTGCAGAGATAACTACACAGCTTGCACAAGGAGAAGCTATGGGTCAACAAAAAGATCCACTAGTTGCATTAAAAGAAAGAGAACTAGATCTTAAAGCAGTTGATATTCAAAGAAGAGCAGACCAAGATATGAATATAAATGAGATAAGAGAAAATGAAATTGATGAAAGAATTGATTTAGAAAAAATGAAATTAGAAAATAACGAAGATCAAGCTGCAGAAAGAATTAGAATTGCAGAAGAAAAACTTGAGATTGCGAGAAAGAAGAAAAAATAATGAAAAGAAAAATTAGAAAATTTGGAGGTGGAGGCACTATGGGTGCATCCGATAGAGGCTACCAAGGTGGAGGAAGAGACAGCAAAGGAAATGTTTCAGGAGACGCACCAGGAGCTGGGGGAACCACAAATACAGGTAGTGGAAATGGTGGAAACAAAACTAATAAAATTTCAAGCACTAAAACATCAAAAAATATTTTTAAAGGTGCTAATAGAGATGTCCCTTTTAACAAACCTTTTGGCTACAAATCATCAATTGTAGCTAACCTTTTAGGAGTAGGTCCTATTACAACTGTGGGTAATTTTGCAGCTAAACAAAATTACAAAAGCAAACAAAAATTTGCTACTAAAGAGGGATTAGCTAGAGACTTTTATAGAACTGAGAATAAAGCTTTAAAACCAAATAGTCCACTTAATAAAGATTATTTAAAAGATGCAGGATTTAATAAAACAAAACCAGTTTTAAATACAGGAGGTGGTAACGATAGACCTATTATTCCAATTGAAACTACAAAAAAAATTGATCCTCTTTTAATAAAACCAAAAGAAAACTTTTTTAGTTTTAAGGCATATAAGGTTGGAGGATTATCAGGTGGAGTAAGTTATGGACCACCACCAAAGAAAGGACCTAACTCACAAGTGCCTCCAGTTAAAATGAAAAAAGGAGGAAAAAAATAATGTGGTTCCAAGCAATTAAACTTGCAGTATCTGCAGGATCAAAAATTTACGCAAATAAACAAAAAGCTAAAATGGCAATGTCAGATGCACAATTATTACATGCAGAGAGACAAGCTCGAGGTGAGGAAGCTTACCAAGGAAAACTTTTAGAAGCTAGACAATCGGACTGGAAAGACGAGGCAGTTTTGGTAATTCTCACTTTGCCAATTTTGGTGATTGCTTGGGGGGTCTTCTCAGACGATCCTGGATCAGCAGAAAAGATAAAAATGTTCTTTGACCAATTCCAGCAGCTCCCGTCATGGTTTACAAATCTTTGGATTCTTGTCGTAGCGAGCATATATGGTATAAAGGGAACACAAATATTTAAGGGTAAAAAATGAAACAAATAATTTTATTTATTTATAATTGGTCTACAAAACTTACATCATGGTCATGGACAAAATTATATAAAAATAGAAATAGTATAGGATACAAGAAATGAATCTAGAAAGAGATTTACAAAAACTTAAAAAAGAAAAACAGATGAAAGAATCTGCCATAGCTCAACTTAGAAAAAGAAGTAAAGATTCTTTAGCTAGGCCTAGAGCAGAAAAAAACATATTATCAAACAATCCTAACATGCAGAAAATATAATGTGGAAGTGGATTAAAAATTTATTTAAACCAGAAAAACAACAAGACCCTCATCTTGAGCAATATGAAGATATTGATTATTCAAAACTGTCTAAAGGTGATTTAAAAAAATTAAGAGCACAGGGTAAAATTAAAACTATTTACTTTCCATATAAATAATATATAGATTCTTCATGAGTCTACGAACCACGCTTTTACAAGCATTAGAAGATAGATATAATGCTCAAATATCTGAAGCTGATGCAACTATACAAATATATTTAGAAAAACCCGTAGCAATTGGAGAGCACCCTCAACATTTAGATGAAATAGATAAATTAATTGAAAAAATTTCAAACGCAGAAGAAAAACTAGAGATACTTCAACAATTTAAATTGTAATGTTAGATTATCACACTAAAGAACAAATTGTTAATGTGATTAATAAACAAATAAAAGATATAAAAGATCATCTATGCTATGGGGTTGATTCGGTAGATCAGTTAATGTATGCTCGAGGCAGACTCAGCGCTTTAGAAACGCTGCTTCAGGATATTAAAAACCTGCAAAAGGAGGATAACGATGGTACAGTTGATAAAACCTAAACTTACAGATTTCGGTAACGAAAAAAATAAGGAAGAGGTCAAATCACAAATTCCAACAGATCCCAAAGGCATCAAAGAATATCTTGAAATCATACCAAACCCAGTAGGATACCGTATGCTAGTTAGACCATGGTCTGGACAAGCAAAAACAAAAGGCGGTGTTATCTTAGCTGATGAAACCCAAGACAAAATTCAAATGACAACTGTTGTTGGACTTGTTGTAAAACAGGGTGACCTTTGCTATCAAGATAAAGAAAAATTTCCTAAAGGTGCTTGGTGTAAAGAAGGTGAATTTGTCATTTATGGCAGATATGCTGGAAGTAGATTTCAAACTAAATTCGGTGAACACCGAATACTCAATGATGACGAGATCATAGGAACAATAGCGAAGCCAGAAGATATTCTCCATTTATTTTAATAAAGGAGAATAAACATGGCAGAAGTAAAAGACTATAGTGCGGAAGCTCTATTAGCAAATGAACGTGAGGTACCTTTAGATACCGATGACGTAAAAGAAGAAAGTGTTTCAGTAGAAGAAAAAACTAAAAAAGACGAAGCACCAAATTTAAATCTTGGTGAAGTTGATTTAGGTTATACTGAACATTCTAAAGAAGAAAAAGATAAAACTGATAAACCTCAAATTGAAGTTACAGAAGATAAAACTGAAACTGAAGTTGAAGAAAAAGTTGAATCTAAAACTGAAGAAGAAAAACCAAACCTTAACGAATCAAGAAGAGATTATCAAAAACGAATTGATAAACTTGTCTTTCAAAAAAAAGAAGCTGAAAGAAGAGAAAAAGCAGCACTTGATTTTGCAAAAGGTATACAAAAGAAATTTGACTCAAATCTACAAAAGTTAAACTCTACGGACGATCAATACTTAAAAGAATTAGATGCTAGAGTAGATGCTCAAAGAGAACAAGTCAAAGTAGCTCTTCAATCAGCAATCGAAAGTCAAGACGCTTCAAAAATTATGGAAGCTAACGATAAATTAACTCAACTAGCTGTCGAAAAAGAAAAAGCTAGATTAGAGATGAATAATCGTGAACAAATGAAGAAAGCTGAAGAAGAAAAAAGTAAACAACAACAAAACGTACAAGCTGAACCTCAAACAGCGGAAACATCACAAACTGCACCACAAATTACACCAAGAGCCAAAAAATGGGCTGAGGAAAATACGTGGTTCGGTAATGATGAGGTCATGACTAATGCTGCAATTACTATTCACAACAATATTTCTCAAGAGGGTATTGAAGTCGACAGTGATGAGTATTATAATGAAGTTAATTCAAGACTTAAAGGATATTTTCCTGAAAGTTTTGGTAACACTAATGACGAGCAAAAAAAAGAGAC